GTCATCGAAGTAGATGACGCCCTTATGGGGCGTTATTTTGAAAAGTGCGGCGGTGCCAAGGCAAATCGGCTCATTGACGCTTTAGACAGCCATGAGTGGAGTTACGAGGGCGATACAAAACATGTGTTCGCGAAGCAAGAAGCGCTTTTGAAGGAGCATCAGTCTCAACCGCGCGTTGTATACCAAGGTACAGACATGTACAACGCATTGACGGGCCCTGTCGTGATGGAGCTTAACGACAGGATGAAAAAGATATTTTCCAAGTCCAATCCCAAAAATACTGGCAACACCGCGATTTACGCCTGTGGAGTCAGTGGTGAGGAACTTGGAGATATCATGGAAAAGGCTGCAGGCACTCCACTTGAAAGTGACGCCAAGAATAATGATGGGAGCCAATCAGCAGAATTTCGCAAGCCAGAAGCGATGTTCTACTGGAAATTGGGAGCACCTCTGTGGTTCGTTCGTGAGTTTGCGAAGAATACCAAGGTGAGAGTTTGGACTCGCTACGGCATTGCGGCCGTTGTAGAGGGAGAGAGGTGGTCGGGTGAGACAACGACTACCACCGGAAACTCTTACGTTAGTATGGCGTTGATGCAAGCAGCTCTGGAAGAAGCTGGCGTCACCGAAAGCACGAACATCCACGGAGGCGACGACTACCTAGGATTTGTGAACGGAGATGTCGAGAAAGTCAAGGAGGGGATCGTTAAAACATTTTCAGTTTCAGGTATGCAAGCTGAAGTTGTTCCCCAGAAATCTCGACATTTTGCCACTTTCTATCGAAAGCGGTATGTCCGTTCGTCCATTGGTTGTCGCCCTGTCCCACAATTCGGGCGTGTTTTAGCAAAAATCAATCTCCGCAGTAATCGAAATACTGCGGTCAATGATAGAGATTATATGGCTGGCAAGTATTTGTCAGCTGCTTATGAGCATAGACACGTCCCTGGTATCCGAGATCTCTTGGTAACAACAGCTGGCATACTCAGTGATAACCCGCATTTCGACGTGAGGGCAAGTAAAATGGCCGAAATGGGGGGTGTGAAGAATATCAAGGATACAATCGCACAGTCTGCAGTGCATCCAGTTGCCGAGTTCAGTGATTTTCTCGTCGAAACGTATGGCATCGGATTTGATGATCTTGCCGATCTCTATGAGCGTGTTGCCCAGAGCGCAGTTGACTACTGCGATGGGTGGTGCGTGTTCAACGGCAAATCGAAAAGGTTCGAGAATAAAAAGAGAAACATTGACTACATCGCGCCGAAGATGTGCGGCGACACTGTAGAGGCTTTAGTGCGCCTTGATGTCGGGGATTTTTGAGATCACGGCACTCCGGTCTGATGGGTGATTAGCAAGCAACACCAAC